GAGACAGAACCCGTTTTGTTTTGAACATATTTGTTTTGTCCGCAGCGAATATCTACAGCTGTGGTTATGCGGTGCATCTATATCTATATCTATATCTATATCTATATCTATATGCAATACCCAGCTTAATTGACATTGCGTCGAAACAGGGAGTAGGATCATTCGGTTTCAACTGGAGGTACATATGCCGATTGCAGACGCAGACGTTTTGCTGCTGGAAGATTTTGCCGAATGGAGCGCAGGCACAGAAATTGGTGCGCCGTCAGGTGTAAACTGGAGCGCATCCGCAGGTATGCCGACAATAGTAGCGGACACAGAATTTCATAGCGGTAAAGCTATGAACTGTCCGCAATCACCAATCAACGGCACAGTGTATGGGTTTCCAGCGCCAGTACCGCAGATTGTTCTTACGTGGAACCAGCGTAAGATTACAAACAATGGTGGGGGTGCAGCTTTCAACAACCTTTACGGAGCACTCCTTTTTCTAGACATTGCAGGTTATTTTATCAGCGTGCAATCTGGAAATAACGACGTCGGTTTAGGGAACAGCTATGTAGTATGTAAACAGAACGGAGCCTCAGGTACGTTTGCTATTCTTGCTGTCTCTTCAAATATATATGTCATAGGCGCCAAACATAACTTTTCCCTGGAGTTTGACGGAACAATCGGTACAGCCACGGTTCGTATAGGTTCGCAAGTAATTTATAGTGGAGTTCCTGACCCTGCATTTGTTGGGCGCTCAGTGAATGCTATAAAATTTGGAAGGTCAGGCACAGGCGCAGGTACTGCACAGGTTCACTGTGGTGATATATTTGCGTATGCTAACAATGCATATCTTGGCCCATCAGAAGTGCGCAGCGGTTTTCCCACCGCAAATCTAGCGACGCAGGATTGGGCGAACGTTGGTGGTCCCGCAGCGTGGGATAGTCTCAATAATTCATTCAGTGCAGCAACACCTACACAGTATATCGAAAGCGCAGTTATGGGAGATATCTCTCAGTTTTCATGTCCTGTAGACAACACTAATGTTGGACAAATATTTGCTGCGGAACATCGGTACAGAGCTATTCGTACAGATGTTTCTCCAGTAGATATGAATGGAGAGATTGGAGACGGCGGAGGGTTTACTCCCGGCGCGACAACAAATCCTCCACAGAGCGCGTATGAGTTTTTCCGTGACAGGTACGGAGAGAACAATCCAAACTCTGGAACGTTGTGGTCGCTAGCGGATATGGCTGCTGGTGAAGTTGGTTTTGAGCGTACGTCATGACTCTACGAGTTTCACAATCGACATTGAAATTTGCGAACGATGCTGAAGGCAATCTCCAAGTTTCGCAAACATCGACGAAATACGCTGTAGATACTGTCATGGCCGGAGAGCTAAGGGTGTCGCAAACTACGCTCAAATTTGCGGTGCAGATTGCGCCGCTAAGGTTCACACCACCTGCGGTGTCAATGCCTAGATATCGTCAATATGACGTTCCTTACGGATACAACACAGAGGAGTAAGCTATGCCTGTAGCGGGTCCATCAAATTTTGGAAGTTCGTTTCGTGCGTATGGAAACTGTATGCCGCCGGAAGGTCCAAAAGTACTTCCACTGTTCTTTACGTTCAATCCTGCAAATATCCAGTATATCGCTAATCTTTCATCGCTGCGGCAACAGGAAAACTTTTCATACTTTCAGTCTGCGTTTATCGACAACTCGCGTAACGCAGCATCGCTGTTGATTACGCTCCCCGTCACTAGGCAGACTATAAGTATGCTTCCAGGGTGGCAGGGATACCTTGGACTGCTGCTGTCTAACGAACCTGAAATTACGTTTGACAGCGTAACTCTTGTGGATACGCTGGTAAAAATCCATCTGCTAAACTACCCCATGTCAAATCACACTTGGCCCACTGTCTGAGGGTGTAGAGCATCGCTGCAAAAAAGCGCGCTCACCAGCTGTGAGCGCGCTTTTATGCATCCGCGCGGATATGCGTTACTTGTCTTTTTGCATCGCCTCATAAATGAGAATGGCTGCACCTACTATTTGTGCCGCCGCTTCCGTCACCCCTTCACTCACAATAGGTCCGCCTACACCAGTAAGCAAAGCTGCGAGTACGCGCCACGTCGAAAGTTCCTGTAACCGTTTGAGTATGTATTTCATGGCTTTTTCTCCGTTCTGTTTTTCTCTAGCGAGTTTATTCTGTGGTCTGTGTGATCGAATTTAGTTTCTACTCGCGCCAAACGCACGTCTATTTTCCATAGGTTGTGCGCTATAAAACCTAGCGCTGGCAGATTGATGAGAACGCCTGCGCTTACGACTGCTAGTTGAAAGTCTTGTGGTGTCACTTTGCACCTATGTAAAATGCGGCTGTTTTCCGCCCGCACTTGAGTAGAGATTGACTGCGATATTCCGTGCGCCTCCAGATACGACAACACCTGCAATCACAAGAGCAACGCCAAGTCCTACAGTCACGATGCGTCCAAAAAAATCGCCTACAGCCAAGCCTGCGTTTGCAATTGGGTTTGGCTTACATTCTCCGTAGATGTTTTTATCATACCACGGACAATCTTTTGCAGGCTCTCCCATACCCAATGCTTCACGCTGTTTGTCTGTTTTAGTCTGCTGTGGCGTATCAGGTTCCCATGCCCCTGAATTCGGGTTCCACACTTCCACAGTTTTTGTTTGTGGGTCATACCGCATTTCCCCAAGTGCGCCTAGCGGTTCAAGTTCTCCAAAGTCTGTCATGTATGCGTCCTGCACCTATAGTCTACAGGCATGGCGTTGAAGCATCCGCCCACAGCGGGAAAGTTGAACGACGTTGGAGGTTGTCCGCTCTGCTGTGCCGGTCGATACGGGGGCGAACCACCGCCACGCGATTTCCACGTACCAATTGGAAGTATGCCCGCACCACCTTCACCTACCAGCGGAATATCATAGCCGGTAGACACCTCCAGATACAAGCGTCGGAAATTCACGTCTGCCATTGGCGGGAGCGTGCGTGAATATCCTAGCTGTGGTGTCGATGCTCCGTAGATTTCTTTCAGAGTGAGAGTGCGCGCGTTCATTAGTGAATACCTCCGCGTGCGGCAGTAACAGCTACATCACCAGCCGGGTTGATTTCAGTTGCCACGTTGAACAGATCACCACCTGTAGCCACGGGTAACACGCTGTATGCATCGCGGAATTTCAGAGGATCGAGCAACGATCTAACGCTGAACCCGCGTGAACTGATATCGTCCAGAACGATTTCTGCGTTTCCGTCTGCAATTGCTTTTCGTTCTGCGCCTGTAAGTGAGTAGCTAGCAAGTGTCGCCTGTGGAGGCATGATTGCTGATGCGTACACTACCGGCTGTTTCAGTGTGTTGATTGCGTTTCCGTCGCTACACGAGTTGCAACACCTTTTGTTCATGCCCGCAAGCAAATCTGAAAAGTCATCGGCGCTTGGAAGTGCAAAGTTTGGACGTGGCGCGTCTCTGAGTGTTACCGGTTGTAAGTTACCGGGTACAGGTGCTGCGCTTCCTGCGATGTAAGATGGCGCAGCGGGTTTTTTCTGCGCAGCTAGTACGATGAGAATAAGCACAGCCATCCCCCCGCCAACATACACGATATTCTTATAACGCTGTTCCATGATCTATCCTCAATGAATTGTTCGGTAGGGGTGATACGGGGGCTGCGTAAGTATAGCGCGCGGCGCGTTTGATATTGAACGTGCAGCGTCTACTACAGGTAAAAGTGGAGAATACGCAGCCATCATCTGCGGCCATTGGGAAATGACGTGCGCAAAGTCAAACTGCGATACCGGGTTAGGCTGTGTCACGCTGACGGGTTCGTCCATGATCGACATTTCCGGCTCTGGAAACCACACCGGTTTTAGCGGGTCCGGGGAAATGAATGTGGGTGTTACCACATAGCTTGTGTAGACTGTGGTTGCAGGCGCACGCTTACGCCGTGTCAACAACATAGCTACTGCAACTATTCCCAATGCAGAAACACCTAGCATGATTACTTGCGGTCGTGAAAGTTTAGGCAGCATTGGCTAGACCCTCATAATTGACGGCTAGCACACCGTTGACTGTGTGAACGTAGCGCGTATCAATTTCGTGTGCGAGAACACCATAGCGATACACGCTATCTCCAATATATCTGTAGCGATACCATTTCACGCCACGCGCATCTGTGTGTGCATACTGGATATTAGTTTTTACGCGTACATCGGAGAAGATGGAAAGAACCCCTCCGATTATATTGCCTATTGCGTTGGATTTCGCCGCGCTAGCCTGTTTTTTCGCTGCGTATTTTGCTGCTTCCGCTTCCGCGCTGGCCACGTATTTTTGTGCGTCTGCTTCTGAAGTTGCAATTTGTACGCTGCGTTCAGCTTCAATACGTGCAAGATTTGTAGTGGTTTGTAGCTGCGCCTGTCCAAGCGTAGCCTGTAACTGTCCAAGTGCTATTTCTTTTTGTTGACCACCAAAAGCCACGTCTGCTTGTTGCTGTATCGTGAATAGTTGCGTTGCACTCTCTCTCGATTGTGCTGCGTCTGCCGCTGCAATCTGTGCAAGAGATACAGTCTGTTCCGCACTTATTTGATCGCGGTTGACTTGTAATTCTAACGCCTTTGCATTGAGTGCGGCTTGTTGAGCGACTACGTTTCCAGCAGACTGCGCTTGTGCAGCTATGAGCGCTTCCGATGGTCCTGTGTAAACAGCGCCGCCGCTGCTGCCGCCGCCTCCACGGGATGCAAGCGAATACACAACGACAACAGCGACGGCGACACCCGCGCCCATGGCAATGCGCGGGTGTTTCTCTATAATGTTCATGTCATGCACTCTTAGGTTGATAGAGTGAAGTGTACTCGATTGTACCTGTGACGTTGCCGCCGAACGGGTCAAGGATATTTGTGTCGGGCCAGATCATATGCGCGCCTAGAGAGATTGGCGGCGATTTGTTGACGCTGACAAACTCAGCGCGTGGAACAGACCCGATACCGTTGACTGCGTAAAGCGGAAAGCGTGCGAACAATTCAAGCGATGCAGCTTCCGCTGGAATGCTTGGAATTGCCGGCGCACGCCAACGTAAGCGAAGCGATGATAGCATGTTAGTACGTGTCCACGCCGTAACCGCCATAGGAAGTAAGCCCACGCAATCCGCTATACCCGCTGCCACCCGTGACGGGTCCAGTTGCAGCACGTAGAGCCTGTGAAAATGCGCCGCCGCCAGCCGCGATAACTTGCGGTGTCTGTGCGTTGCGGCTGACGATTACAGCTACAAGAGCTACGCCGACAATTGCAGTAGCAACAGCAGCGATAGTGTCACCCATTTGCATTCTATTCTCCTATGACATTACGGGGCTAAGTGCCGCGTTTAGAATTTGTGTGAACGCCGAACCTGTGCTTGTGATAACTTCGGGCGTTCTAGAGCGATTGCTGACAAGTGCTGCAACTACAGCTACGCCGATTATTGCAGTAGCTACAGCTAGCAGCGTATCTCCGATTTTCATTTTTCTTTTCCCTGCGTCACGTAATCCGCTACAATCTGCGCTGGATTTTTCTTCCGGGCATACGCAGCAATCAATCCAACAAATATCAACGCCGTTAGACCGTTGCTGACATTTCGCATTCCCGGTACGTATCCAAGTGCAGCGGCGCTTCCCACAGCTACAGCTATGGCGGCAAACCCGGGTTCATTCTCGCTACCCAGCAATTCCTCGCCTAGTAGAGAGAACATTTCCCCGTGCGTACCGCGCACACCTGCAACAGTGAACATTAGTCCTGTGAAGATAAGTATTGGACCCATAATTCCTATCCAAACAGTATTCGTGTCCACCGTTGCAGATCGCCGCGCATAATGACGTGTAGCGCGAACGCCGCACCGATTGCACCGATTACAAAAGGTGTGCGGCTCGTTTCCATGTTACGGCGCAGGTATGATCGGGATCAGATTTTTGCGCCCGACATAGTACGCGCCATAAATCGCCACTAGCGTTAGAATTGATATTCCAAAGATTTTCATTTTCGGTTCTCCTATGATCCCGATACTACGTCAGCAGCACCTTCAACGACTGTTTCCACAACGTCTTTGACAGGACGCAGAATTTGTATCCACGCCCATGCGGCCACGATCACAACGCCAACGCCTAGAGCCAAGCCCACAACGTCGATGTTTCGATCAGTGAACGGTTTTGTGATATCCTTTGCTATGTCCATAATCAGCCACCCGGGAGCGAGCCGGCTTGCGTGACGATGGCCGTATCTGCGAACATTTCGTATCCGATGTAGAGATACGCGGCGGCGTTGACGACAAGCGGACGATATACAAGCTGCTGCGAACCATAATTGAGTGTGTCAATCGGTTTACGCCTGTGGTCGTGGTAGTACACGCCGCGCGGCCAATCGCTGCCGATACCGAGACGCGAACGCAGCGCGGAAAGCGACGGCGTAAGCTGTTCAATGTTCGTGTAGTTGGCCGTGGTGAGACGGATATTTTCAAGGTCTGCGCCGATACCGAATGCCGCCTCTCCGTTTGCACCTGACGTATTGTCATAGGTAACGAACGTTGAGAGATAGCGCCGGTAGTTTGCAAACTCAATTGGGAAGTCTTGATTGACCACTAATCCCTGCTTGTTCGTGTCTTGCAGAAGATAAGACGTGCCCAGATCGATTTGTGGAAGAATGGGGTTTCCGTTCGGATCGCGCCGTAACTGGTCCCAATAGTCTTGGTAGATTTCCACTACCACGCTTGTGCCTGCGGCGTAGTTGACCGCTGCACCCGCACCGCCCATCATCGCAAACAAACTGTCACCCGTGGTGAAGCCGGGTGTGTTGTTGATTTCCACGTTGAGAGCCTGCGTTCCTCCGGTAAGACCGGTGAAGATTGCACCCGTGGTGTCGTCCATGCTGTACGCAATGGGAAGGTAATACCAAACGCTGAATGGCGTCGTGGTGTTCTGGAGAGTGGCGGGAAGCGCTTGCACCACCCAATTGTCACCATACCCAGCGGGTACGTTCGGCTGATATGCACCGCCAAACGCCCACCCAAGTTTGGCGGTGTTGACCTTTGCAATGTGCTGGCCGCTCGTGTTGATGCGTTCATTGTTTTGCAGATCACGATACACGAACCTGCGAACAGCGTTGAACACTCCGCGTCCTGTGCGTGTCGCGAGCGCGTCAGCAGTTTCTGCCAGCGTACCCGTAACTCGTACCCAGAAGCCGCGAAGCAATCCAACGTTACGCGGTACGATAGAAACAACATTGTTTCCTGCGGCTATCTCTACCGCTGTACGCGTAAGCGTGGAGAGTGGCTGCAACATAGGTTGCGCGGTTTGCAGCAGATAGCGCCGCGTTGCGAGGTTGACTGCAACAGGGTCAACCTGTTGCTGATTTCCGTTTCCGTTGCCGTTCATAGTGATTGCCTCCTGCGGCCTGTGATAAGTGAGAATGCAAGTGCACCGATGAGTACCATCGATCCGACGACTGCCCAATTCGCGGGATTGCGAATGAGTTCGTAATTTAGAACGCTATCCATTCTTTGCGCCCTTTGGCTGTGTAGCCATACGTACTAAGTGCGTACCTAGTAGAAGGGCCGCTCCCATCGATATGACCATTATATTTGTGGTCACAAAATTCTTCAGCGACCATGAAAGCGTGACCATACCTATCTCTCCATTACAACCATCTGTGTGTGTGCTCCTGCGCCTGTGGTAGTGTGTCCATACGCGCGCGATACGTACTCAATATTTCTGTCTCGCTCGGAACTGGACGCATGATGGTCACACTATCACAGGTCTGGTCGATCCACATAGAGTGATACCGTATCACGTCTTGCCAAGGTAGCGGGTGCGCCCGTCCTCTAGGGTTTACGCGTCGTTCTATTGTGTCTCTATCTTCCTCCGTTGTCAGCTTGAATACCTGTGCGTAATTGCACTCACTCCACACCGCTAGATCGACATGCACTGGACGTTGCACGCACATAATGAGCGGACAGTATTTGCTACGTCCTTGCGAGAGTACGATACGCAATGGAAGTTGGTTCTTTGGTAGATTGTATAGTTCGTCGATGACTACGCCCGTATTTTCCTGCGACCATGCGCGCATGAGGATTTCGTTTTGCACGTCATCGTGTGGAAGCGGACGCATCATATACAACCCGGGTTCACGCGGAATGTTTGCAGACGGTTCCAGTTCAACCGCACCTATGCGGTTCAGCAAACGATCATTCTTTGTATTCAGAACTATCCACGGCATTGCATCCCATGAGCGATACGCAAGCTGCCATGCAAGCGCTTGCGTTTTGCCGCTACCGTTCTTTCCCACAAGTATGGAGTGTGAACTGTCGTCAGGTAGCTGTGACATGCTGCAACTTCTCCTGTTTCCTGTCTTGTCGAAATCGTTTCATTCGTTTTGCATGACACTGTTTACACCACGGCATACGCTTACGCTTTGCGCCTACTTCCATACGCTCATTCTCCCAGCATGAGCGGCACAGTTTTTCATTTGGAATTTTCTCTGTCATTGCACAGTAGGCACGGTAGATTTTTCTGCCTCCGCCTGTTCCTCTGCTTTGCGCTCACGGTACATACGATAACGCACCATATAACTAATTCCAAACACCGATGCGAGTTTGACCCATGCGTACGCGCGCGGATCAAACTTAGAGTTATAGAGCGCCTCAACGTCTGAAACGGCGTGCGCCATTGCATCCGCTTCCGTTTGGCCTATTGCAATCTCCGGTATTGAAAGCGCACCTGCAATCATACCGTGTAACTGCATAAGTCCAGCCGCGTAGCTTTCTATAGGTATCGCTCTCCCGGTGTTCTGCGTTCGCGACGTACGGGGGCGGTTGTTACCGCCACCACGGCTTCCACGTCTTGCGCGCCATGTTCCGTCTGCTCGTCTAACGGGGCTTCCGTCTGCTCGTTGTGCGTGTTTGGCGGCGTCCCATCGTTCCCCTGTACTGTCGACAAGTTCCTCTGGGTCGATTGTTCTAACAGTGTCTGCACCTGCGTCTGTAGACTTTGCACCGTTTCCGTCATCGTTTGGAATTGGACTTGTAGTGTCTCGTATTTCGAACGCCATGTCTGTTCCTCTGTCTCTGCAATTGCAGCTGCGGTTTCAGCGCGTATTTCCTCTACCGCTTCCACAGCTTCGCTCTGCGCCTCAATAACATCTACCTGTGCTGCGGCTTGTGCTTCAGTGCGTGCAACGTCTGCATCAGCTTGTGCTTCAATGACTGCAATCTGGTCCGCTGCTGATTGTGTAACTGCGTCTGTCATTGGTTTCTCGCTGCGTTGCGTTGGCGCTGTTCGTCTTCGGCTTCTTCTAGATCGCGCTTATAGCGTTTGCGATGACTGTTGCCGTCAGTGAGCGTGCGCCCGTATTTGATTTCTTCAGCTAGTTGCTTGTCAGAAAGCGAGCGAAGCCATTCGCGATTTTCCATTACTGCGTCTGTCATTATATACCTCCGAATACTTCCAACAAAATCCATGTGGCGGCGGACGCACTGAAGCCGGAAAGCCAGCCAATGCGAAAGCCTGTATACCAATCAGTCTTCATCAGCGTGCGCCATTCAGCGAATTTCATTGCGGCTCACCCACAGAGGATGGTTCGTCAGGTATTCTACTCAAATCGAGCAACATATCTACTCTGACGCGAAGACCTTTTAATTGGTCGAGAATATCAGCGATCATTTCTCGAATGTCAGCATCCGCACCCGTAGTCTTATGTTCGGCTTCTGTGGTTTGCGTTTCCACGGCTGCGGGGGTAGACAGACCCATGCGCGCTTTTAATTCATTCGCTTCCGCGTTGACGTCGACTGCATCTTTTGCATAAGACGTATTTCTTGTTTCCATGATTTGTTTTCCTTGTGTTTAGTTGTTGATACGCCGCACCTGCGGACAAGATTGGAGTATTCCAACCTTGTCGAGTATAGCTGTTCGGGAGGGACCCTGCTAGGATGCGTTTGACCCCTCCCGGGGACCAATCGGGAGGGGTCATGCGAGAGACGCACAACGGAAGAGGTAGCCCATTGGCGCGCAAGAAAACTAGCACAAAGTCCAAGCGAAGCAAACGCAATCCTTCATCTGAACCTCAGAAGAAAACAGCGAAGCGCAGCACGCGTACGCCGTCGAAGAAAACAGCGAAGCGCAGCACGCGCACGCCGCCGAAGAAAACAGCGAAACGCAGCACGCGTACGCCGCCGAAGAAAACAGCGAAACGCAGCACGCGTACGCCGTCGAAGAAAACAACGAAACGCAGCACGCGCACGCCGCCGAAGAAAACAGCGAAGCGCAGCACGCGTACGCCGCCGAAGAAAACAGCGAAACGCAGTACACGCGCACCGCAGAAGAAACCGGTAAAACGTAGTACACGCGCACCGCAGAAGAAACCGGTAAAGCAAAGCAAACGCCCGACAGAGTTTAGAGGACATGTTACGCCGCGTATGCGTGCGGCGTTCAAACACATACCAGAAACGCGCGCACGTACTACACGCGCGGGTCTAGTGAAACAACTCTATGACGCTGTAGAAGAAGCAAGCGGAAACAGTAGCAAAATTTTATGGTGGAAGGTCAAATCGCTGAACGTCAACCAGATACAATATCTGCTAGACGAAATCCCGAATTACGGCGATGAGAACCCGGATGAAATTTGGTATGACCACGATTTCGCCATTCACACCGATCTAGTCTACACGCGCAAAAAATAGAAAATGTTTCCCCGCGTAAGATTTCCCCGCTGCGGTACGTGCGGCGTTGCATTCGTGCCCCCTGAGATTGGCGAGCGCATATGCAATGACTGCAAACGCGGATTGCGTCGCAATCAGGCGCGTACAAAGAAACGCGCAAACCAGCCTCATGAGTTTATAGGTGTAGACGGAGAAGGCGTCACAGACCGAAGCGGCAAACATAGATATGTCTTGTTGAGCGTAGGCAACAACAGCGTATCCGTGCGGCGCAATGAATTGGACTTTGACGCGTGCATGGCGCACCTGTGGAAAAACTATCTGGATAATCCTGATGCAACTTATATCGGGTACTATCTCAAATACGACTTCACAATGTGGATAAAATCACTGCCAGAAGAACGCGCGCACCGATTGCTCAACCCAGAACTGCGCAAGCGCATGGGTGCAAATCCCACTCCATGGCCGGTCGATTACGGACGTTGGCAATTCGACATGCTCGGAATGCGTAGGTTCAAACTGCGAGAGATAGGATATCCATCGTGGATGTATATTTGCGACGTTGGCCCTTACTTTCAAATGTCGTTTCTGCGTGCATCGGAGAGAAGCAAGTGGAAGAATGGAAATGGCGAACCGATTCATATAATGACGGATCGGGAATACGATATTCTAGAACGCGGAAAATCGCGACGTGCGTCCGCGAAACTGGACGCAGAAATGATCGAATACAATATTACGGAAAACCGCGTACTATCGCGCATGATGGACGTGCTCGCACACGGTATGCAGGATATCGGTTTACGCTTCAAGAAACAGGAATGGATAGGCCCGGGGTCAACGGCGCAAAAGTGGCTTACGAAAAACAGCACGCATACACGCAAAGCTGTAGAGGAAGCTACGCCTCGTGACGTTTTGGATACAGCCATATCCACATATTATGGAGGATGGTTCGAGACATTCGCGCACGGACACATACCCGGACGCACTTACGGATACGATATATGTTCTGCATATCCTTCAGCGCACGCACGTTGCCCATGCATACTCCATGGGAAGTGGAAACGCGGAACAGGAAAGCTACCTAAGACGTCGTGGATTATGATACGTGCAGACGTAAGCGGTCCACATTCACGGAATATGTTTCGCATGGGTCCACTCCCATTCCGCACAAAGACGGGGCTCGTCATTCGTCCGTTGATGGCTGATTACGGCTGGGTGTGGCTACATGAAATAGAAGCGGCGAAACACGCACACATAGTATCTGACTTCAAGATACAGGAATGGCTCGCATACACTCCATGCGATTGTCCACCACCAACTGAGGGGTTGCGCGAGCTTTATAAGATGCGGCTGGACATAGGAAAGAATACGCCGCCCGGCATGGCGTACAAGCTAGTCTACAATTCGTCATACGGAAAAACGGCGCAAAGCATTGGCAACCCGAAATTCGGAAACCCCGTGCATGCGTCTTTGATAACGTCGCTCACCCGTACAGAACTGCTGCACGCAATCGCTACGCACAGCGATGGAATAAACGCTGTGGTGATGGTAGCTACAGACGGCATATATTTCACTTCTCCACACTCACGTTTGAATATGGGTACTCAGCTTGGACAATGGGAACCCAAAACGCATAGCAATCTCACACTTCTAATGCCGGGTGTGTATTGGGATGATAGCGTTAGAACGCGCGTAGGCGCGCTCATGCTGAAATCGCGCGGCGTGTCACAAGCCGATATCATCAAGGTAATAGACACATTCGATAACGCATTTGATGACATGCGACGTATCAAATCAAAGGACAAACTTTCGGACCCTGACACATGGCCAAAAGTATCGGTACAGGTGCAGTTTTCCCTTGTTTCTCCACGTCAAGCGCTTGCGCGTGGCAAGTGGAACGAATGCGGACACGTTGCGCCTACGGAGCGTGTAATTTCATCGCTGCCATTTTCAAAGCGCAGACACCCGACACCACGCACTTGCGATAAGAATTATATTTCGTCACACGCTCCGATCCTGATAGGAGCACAGACTACAGCGTATAAAAAATCGTTCGGATTAGGGGGAACGGAAATGACAGACAGCGAAGTATGGAACATGTTTGATAGCGACATGTTTGACACACTTAACGGATTGAGAGATTAGAACCATGCACAGAATAGTCATATCGTCACTATGGATTGCGGTGCAGATAATGTGGACGCTGCATTACTTCACACGGAAGATTGCATACAGCTTAGAAGAAAAAAGACTACAGCGCATATGTTCGCTTCTGTGGATAGTATCACGTACAACGTATCAAGCGCAGTCGTGGCTACGCGGCGTAGCGTACAGCTACGAACGATGGACAGAGAAAATCCCTTCCGTTAAAAATCCAGACATACGCCCGCACGCGCTCATTTCATTGAACCTGCCTGTGTGGGGATTGATACGGTTCGCAGCACTGGCGGTGTCCACAGTTACAGTTGCTTGGCTGCTCGCATGGGTAGTCAAACTGCTTACTACATGAAAAAACCGCCGCACCGTGACGGGTGCGGCGGCAGGTAGTCTAACGCGGATACGGGGCTATGCGTCCGCGTCAGAACTCAGCGGCGTACGGAACCCCGATGCGTCGTGCAATCGCTTCCACTTCATCGCGCGATTGTTCCCACGTCTTAATGCGTGCGGCCATTCGCTCTCTTTCCAGATAGCTTTTTGCCGACGCGGCTTCAGCGTACAGCGTGGTGACGTTGAGAGTAAAGCGTGAGTGTAAGTGTATTAGAGCTTGTTCCACGGTCATTTCCAATCCTCCGTATTTTCCTTCACTGCAATCCAGCCTTGATCCGCCAACGACGCGCCATCAAGAACATGACACATTTCACGTGCGTATTGCTCGGCGGCGAATTTAGAGCGGAAAGGCTTTGCCATCGATGCGTTCTCCGTAGGGCCGCGCGCTTCCCACCATAGAGGAGCGTTTTGGTTGTCGTGGTAGAGATACCATTGCGGTCTCATTTCACACTCTCCTGTGGGTATGCCGGTTCTGCCGGACGATGGCCGCGCAGCACAGAGTAAGCGAATATCGCTGCACCTAGATCGCTGCGAAACCGTGGACGTTGCATGACGCCGTTGACGATGGCGTACCATCCTCCGTCTTTGTCTTGAAGAACATCGATCATGGCTACCACCGTGTAGTGACAGGAATAGACGCGATAACGTGCAACCGATCGGCGCGGGTAATCGCGTCGTCACGCACGTTGAACGTCTCAACTACCTCACCTTTTTTCACGATGAGATAGGGAACAGAAGGATCAGCGACGGGAGCATAAAGCACTCCGTATTCGCCAGCGGTGTGTATGCGGGTCCAGTTAGGCTTGTACATAGCGTCCTCGCAAGTTGACACGCCACAGTGGCGCGTTTCATGGGTACAGAACTAGCTCGCCTTCCTTAATATCTGTTGAATGGAATACGCTTTGTGCTTAGCGAACAAAGCCGCTTTAATGACTTTCCACCCGGCTTCCACATGTTCGGGTGTAGACATTTCTGCGGTATGCCCGTTGATGCTCAGAGTGCATCGTCCCGCGTTCAATTTCATTTCGATAATCATGCGCATGCCTCCGTAAGAAAAATGGGCGCACCGCGTATGGGTGCGCCCTTCAGGTTCAGTCTAGATCAGATAGCGACGTGGTAGACCGTAGTGGCTCCATCGTTCACGCGCGTAACCAGCTTGGACTTACCGTCTTTGGCGAGTTGCTTCTGACGACGCTGCACGAACACGCGCACCTGCGTAGGCTCCAGATAATCGGCAGGAACAGTAAATTCCTTTCCGACTGGCAGGTTTGAAATCGCTGTTTCCAACGCTTCATCATTCATGGACGTACGCGGACGCGGGGGCTCCGTGGTGGAAGCGAAGGTGAAAGCCGCAGCGGTTTGTTTTTTCGTGGTAGCTTTAGCCATAGTCGTAACTCCGTTTGGTTGAGTGCGTCTCATAGACGCGGTTGATAGGCGTAGGCGTTAGAACGGGATTTCGTCGTCGAAGTCTGCGCGGGGTTTGGCTTCGAACTCGTACACCGCGTATGGTTTCCCTTGGTCGGAAGGAATGATATTTCCATCATCGACGCCAGAAAATTTCACGCGCAGAAGTTTCTCAGTATGCACTTCACCCGCAGCTGTAGCTACAGGTACTTCGCGACCGATGAACGCGTTTGCGTGCGGACCAACAACGCGGATCAAAAATTTTCCCGTCTTCTTGTCGCGCGTGTAGGTGGCTTTATGCTTGCCACCCGCAGACGCACTACCCACAGTTGAACCTCGCTTCGCGGGTGTGGTCTGTTTCGGTTTTCTTGCCATGAGAGTTTTACTCCAGAGGCGCTAAGGCCAATCCCCAGCGCAGCGGACACAGTACACGATTAGCTGCCACTAATCAACTAATGATCCTTAACTATATCGGATAGGAATATATACGT